GAAATCAGAGATGGTTCTGGTGGCAATATGATCTTAGATGTTAAAGCAAGTACGGCTATTAACACATCTTTTGATTTTGAGAATGGACTTAAATTACAGAATGGAATACATATCACTGTCGGAACTAGTGCTACAGGCACTTTTCGTTTTGACTATAGCATTGTTCGCTAGGACTTAGAGCTATGGAAAACGAATTGCATGAAACTGCAGGTCGTCACGAAGCAGAAATAGAGAAATTACAGCAGCAGATGGATCAAGTTTTATTCGAGTTAAAAGAGATACGAACAACTTTAGCGGAAGCTAGAGGAGGTTGGAGAACTCTTCTGTGGTTAGGAGGCGCAGTAGGAGCGTTCGTTGGGTTGATTCTGACAGGTATTAACAGGTAGCAATCATGGCTGCTTGGCCTACAGAACGTGCTAATCGAGGATATGGTAGACGAGCATATAGCTCTGGTACTTACGGACAACCACTCCTAATAGGTGGAGTAGGTACACAACCAGATAAAAATACAATAAAAAGACTTCGATTACAGCAACAAAGAATGAGAGATGATGAAGAAGTAGCAGCTTTAATGTTGCTACAAATTATGAGAGGTACACAATATGGACAGCGAAATAAGACAAAGCTATGATAAGATGTTTAATACCTTATCAACCGAAGGTTGGCAGATAATAAGAGAACGGTTAATAGAAATGTTTAACCAACAAAACAATCTCTTATCTATCCCAGACGAAAAAACTTTTTGGCAACAACGTGGCGCAATAGGTATGTTGCATCTTATGATAGAGTTTGAAACCGTATTGAAAAACGAACTTGATCAGGCAGAAGACAATGCTTAACGATTTCAAGTGTCGCAAATGCGGAAATATATACGAACAGTGGGCGCACAGTAAATGGAAGAAACTTCCAAGTAAATGCTGTGAAGGCCAAGTTTCAGAAAGAATTATTTCGGGCGGGAATTTCTCACTACCCGGAATAGACACAGGATTTCCTACCGCAGCCGATAAATGGGCGCGGAGACATAGGAAAGCTAACCACCACAATCTTAAACGATTGGGTATACCACATTAAGACGTTCCCCCTAAAAGGGTTAAAACAGGAGAACTCGTATGACTGATAAAATAGTCGATTCTGATTTGAGTAATCTAGGAGAAATAGATACAAGTAGTCTAACTTCTCAACTAGAAGCGGAGAAGACAACTAGCGATAGCGAAGAAAGTATTTCTACAGTAGAGAATGTTGCGGAACAAACAGTTCCAGACACAACAGTTCCTCCTAAGTTCCAAGGAAAATCTGTAGATGAAATTCTTGAATCATATAGTAATTTAGAAAAGCAATATGGTAAACAAGGAAATGAACTCGGAGAACTTCGTAAGCTAGCCGATACCCTTATTCAAAAGAATTTACAGGAGTCTCAAACTAATACAGCACAGGTACAAGAGGAAGCAATATCAGATGATGATTTTTTAACCAATCCGATTGATTCTGTGCGAAGAATTGTTGAGGAATCTTTACAACCTATTAAAGGAGCTTTAAGTCAAACAGCTACAGATACTACTATTAGTAGGCTTCAAGCTAAACATCCTGATTTAGAAACACTTGTTCAGGATATAGACTTCCAGAAGTGGGTTATGGAGAGTGTACCTAGACAAGACATGTGGCAGAAGGCTAGTGCTGGTGATTTTAATTATGCAGACGAGTTGTTTAGCCAATATAAAACTTTATACGGAGCTAAACAGCAAGCAGTTCAGCAGAAAGTTCAGACTGAGAAAGAGAAAGAACTACAAGCTGCTACTGCGGTAGCTTCTGGGGCATCTCCTGATGCAGTGTCTACAGGTAAACCTACCTATAGGCGTTCAGAGCTTATTCGTTTGCAGTTAGAAGATCCTAAAAGGTATGCAGACCTTCAGCCAGAAATTTATCAAGCATACTCTGAGGGTAGGGTTCGATAACTCTACATGTTTTAATTTTAAGGGAGAAAAATAATGGCTAATTTTTCAGCCGCATCTGCGATGAATACCACCACACAGGATAAATTTATTCCTGAGTTATGGTCTAATGAAGTCGTAGCTGCTTACAAGAAGAACTTGGTTTTGGCAAACCTCGTTACGACAATGAACCATAGTGGGAAGAAAGGTGATACGGTTCACATTCCGACTCCTACTCGTGGCTCTGCTACAGCAAAGACAACTCGGCAACAGGTAACTCTGATTGCTGCTACCGATAGTGAGATTAGTATCTCTATCGACAAACACTATGAGTATTCAAGACTGATTGAAGACTTTTTAGATAAACAGGCTTTGACGAGTATGCGACAGTTTTATACTGACGATGCAGGATACGCACTTGCTACTCAAATAGATCAAGACTTGTATCTAAGGGCTTATGAGCTACAAGGTGGAACTATAAATACAGTTGTTAATGGTGTAACTACAGATTTTGGTACTGCTGGAACTGTTATTGGTTCTGATGGTTCTACAGCGTTTGACGCTAGTAGCAATAACGCTGCTGCTATTGCTGACGCAGGACTTCGTAAAGTTATCCAAACTCTGGATGATGCAGATGTTCCTATGGCAGACCGTTTCCTAGTTGTACCTCCTGTAGAAAAGAAAAGTCTTACGGGAGTTGCTCGTTTTACGGAACAAGCCTATGTTGGAGAAGTTGGTGGAGGAAACACAATCCGTAATGGTCTGATTGGAGATCTTTATGGTGTTCCTGTGTATGTATCTTCTAATGCACCAACCGATACAGACAGCACTCAAGATGCCCGTTTGTGTCTGCTAATGCACAAGTCTGCCCTAGCTCTTGTTGAGCAAATGGGTGTAAGAACTCAAACGCAATACAAGCAAGAGTTCTTAGCTGACCTGTTTACTGCAGATGCTATCTACGGTACGGGTGAACTTCGTAACGATGCAGGGGTTAAAATCGCTGTTCCAGCTTAAACAGTCGTATTTTTGGTTATTTGATTTTATTGGGGGGAGAAAACTCCCCCCTTAATTAAGGAGAGAAGATAATGGCGAATACCATAGCTTCGGGAACGATTGCCTCTACGCTTAATGCGAACGATTGGGGTGGCTTGTTTTCCCATGTATACACATTTACCAGCACCATTAGCGATAATGATGCGGTAGCTCAACATGCTCATGGTGTGTTTGACGCTACCGTAACAGGCGTTGCTTTAGGTGATATGGTACTAGGCGTGGCAATTACTAACGACTTGAAGGATAGCGATAATGTTATCGTGAGTGCTTCTGCTCAAGTAAGTGCTACTGATACGGTACAGGTAATAATTGACGTACCAGCCGCATATAATGCGGATGACCTGAATACTGCGGTTATTAAATTGTTAGTTGTAAGGCCAACTTGGTAGTCTCTTAGAGAGATATAGGGGAGGTTGAAAGACCTCCCCTATTTTAAAGCAGGAGTAAGTCATGTCAGAAACAGCAGTTACAGTTTTAGAGATGGTAAACAAAATACTTACTCGTATGAGGGAAGTAAATGTAGGCACGATAAACGAGACTGACCAGTCTTCTGCAGTACTTAGGTTAATTAATGATGCTAAGAGAGAAGTAGAAGATTCGTTTGATTGGCTTGCATTACAAGAAACTATTGCTGTAGCAACTTCTTCTGATACAACTACTTATGCGGTAGCAACTTCTGACGTATTTACTAATCAAAGATCTCGAATCTTAGATATATATAATACAACAAAAGTAGTTACTACTATCCAAACTTCGGGTACAGATGATCCTGTAACTACTGCAAGTACTTCGAGAGAAGACACAAGATTAAATCCAGATCCTTTTAATTATCTTAGAAGATTGCATCAGAATGTAGATGCTGTGCCTAATAATTCGCCTTCTAGATTTGGAGTTTCTGGAGTCGATGCTACGCAAACTTTGCAAATTTTACTTTATCCAAAACCAGATGTAGATACAGATGTATCCTCTGGGACAGAGGGAACGTCTGATTATTCTAGAACACAAACATCTACTGTTTATAATTTAGATGTAGAAGTTGTTAACCCACAAGATGATCTAAATGCGGATAATCAATATACTAAAGTTCCTTGGTATCCTGTATATCTAAGAGCTTTAGCTCTAGCAGTTAGAGAACGTGGAGAAGATGAAGGAGAACAGTATTCTGAGATCCAACAAGCTTACCAACTTTCTATAGGAGATGCTATGGCTTACGAGCAAAGGCATAAGTGGCAAGCCGAAGGTGGAGGTGATTGGATGGTACTTGGAGATTATTGATGCCGAGTAAAACTCATTCACTGGTAATGAGAGCACCCGGAATTTACGGGTTAAGTACAGAAGGCGAACAAGTACAAGCTCAACCTCAGTTTGCTAGAGTAGCAGATAATGTAGCTTATGATTCTGCTGGAAGATTAGGAAACCGTAAAGGTTTTAGTTCGACTAGTTCTAAGTATGCTACCACTTTAGGAGCTAACCCTATTACTCCTGCTGCTGCTACTGCTGCAGATGATGACGGTATAGCTGTTGCTGCTAGACCAGTAACTACTTTTACTTTGGTTGGAGGGAGTTTACCTCCTACGGCTCCAAGGTATGTGAGTGCTACTACGTCAAAAATAACTATAGACGCAGATGATGAAGTAAATGTAGGGACAGATATTATCACTAAGACTAGTCACGGATTGTCTACAACTAATAGCGTTACTTACCATAATGGAGGTGGTACTGCTCTTGCAGGACTAGCACACGAGTCTACTTATTATGTGATTAAAGTAGATGCAAATACGTTTAAACTAGCTAGTAGTTACGATAATGCTGTTGACGGTACAGCAATAGATTTAACAGGTACTGGCAATGATTCTCAGTATTTTACTGACGGAGATAAGACAGTTACTATTACAGGAACTGACGTATCTGATGCAGCAATTACTGAGACACTGACTTTACCTACAGCCGAGGGTACTGTTAATGGTACGGCTTTGTTTAAGACTGTTACTAAAGCAGAAATCTCTGGGTATCCTGTAGCAAATGTTAAGGTAGGCGTACAAGCTTCTACCATAGTTACTATAGCACATACATCTCATGGTAGGGCAGTAGGAGATACGGTAACTCTTAGCGGTGCTACTGCTACTTCTGGAGTTGATGCGTCTGTTTTAAATACTTCTCATGTTTTAACAAACTTACCAGATGCTAATAGTTATAAGATAGTAGTACTGGATAGTAGTACAGGTACTTCTGCAGGAGGTGGATCTAGTGTTGTTGCTAAATTTGTAGGGTTAGTTGGCTATCCAGACATTGAGCAAGTATTCCAATATAATGCCTCTGGAGGAAACAAACTAATTGCTACGGCAACAGTCGCAAGTACTAGGAAAATTTTTAAACTTGATTCTCCGTATTCTGACTTTGAGGATGTTACTGGAAGTACTAGTCCTTCGGGAAATGATTGGCAATTTGTAAACTTTGACGACAAGGTTATCGGAGCTAGGACAAGCAACAGCATGGTTGTGTATACTGGGTCTAGTAATTTTGCAGATATTAGTGCAGCAAGTGGTACAGTTCCTGACGGTAATATAGTACATAGTGCTTTCGGAAGACTCTGGGCGCAGAAAGCAGATACAGGTACAGGACAAAATGTAATTGCTTATTGTGCTTTATTAGATGAAACACATTGGTCTACTGGTGGTGGCGAGATAGATCTAATGTCTAACAAAGGCTCTGTACATACAGGCTTTGATACGTTAACAGCTATCTCTTCTTTTGACGGGTATCTTGTAGCATTTCTTAGGGATAGTATTGTTATCTTCGATAGTCCAGAAGATCCCGGCAGTCTCGTCATTGAACAGATTATCCAAGGTATAGGCTGTATTGCAAGAGATAGTGTACAGCAAGTAGGAAACGATGTTTACTTTCTATCTGATGCTGGAGTCA